AGAGACACCTGAGGTACGTAAATAAGTACCTGAATGATATCCGCTGGGATGTTATAAACACCACAATTGCATCAAGTGCAACAGGGTTTAACGAAGGCACAACACAACACCTAAACGCATTGGGTGTGTTGATACGTAAATACGAAAGAAGAAGAAGACTACTTAAATTTTAACTATGGCATACTTAGACAACAAGGAGCACAAGCAGATAATTGACTGCGTACTCCATCAAAACGCACAGCTGTTTCAAAACTTAGGGAAGGACAGCTCAAAATTAGAATATGAAAAGGCTAAGATAGCGGAGCGTCAAAAGCTACGCCGTATCAGAGACATTGATCCTGAAAAGATTGACCGACTCATTAAAGATTCTTTAGATGACTAAGGATGATATAGTAAGAGTATGCGACAACACAAAGAACCTTCTAGTAAAGAAGAACAAGGCGTATGGAGACAGCGCACTCAACCCATTAGGCATCTTTGGAAACGGAGATGCTGTAGTGTCTTTAGGTGCTCGTATGGACGACAAGCTTATGCGACTCAAAAGTCTAGGGATGGGCAAAGATTCAGTAGATACTTTATATGACTTGCACGGGTACATAACTTTACTTATCATTGCAATAGAGAGAAAAGAGCACATAAATAGTATGGACTCAGTTTGTGATGACGATAGCAACACAGGTAATTTAATTAAAGAAAGAGAGAATGCAGGAGAAAATAACGCTGTTCAAAAACATAACGAGCACTCAGGACCCACACCACTCTACGCTGAAAACAGCACTGGAGCGTATCAAGACTGGCAAGAGCAAATCCTTGATAGAGAAAGTAAGAGGGGTCTATTCAGTGGATCAGCACGGAAATCCAGTACCGGACAAGACAGCTAAGAAAGAGCTACCTGTAGTATTATTTAGTGGTAAGTTTGATTACAGAGCAGACGAAGGGTTAGTAGAGCATAACGGCTTAGTCATACTAGACTTTGATGACATTGATGTAACTACGTTAAAGTCTCAAATAGCTTGTGACAAGTATACTTACGCCTGTTGGATATCCCCATCGGGAAACGGTCTAAAGGTTCTTGTTAGAATTAAGCACACTGATCGCCATAGAGATCACTATAGAGCTATACTGGCTCACTTTGAGCGTGAATATGAGGTAGAGGTAGACTCTACATCTATTAATGAGTCTAGAGCCTGTTATGAGTCCTGGGATGAAGATCTTGTTTACAATCAAGATGCAGAGGTATTTACAGGTATGGTTTCCGTTCGTGAGGAACGTGAGAAATTAGCTGTAGTTGCTCCCACAAAAGGCACTGATTACAATAAGGTAGCTATCATCGTGTCTATGATACGTAGAGCGCCTGAAGGTGAAAAACATAGAGAGCTTATCAAAGCAGCATACCTTGCAGGTGGCTATATTACCGCAGGTCGTATGGATGAGCAGGAGATCTATGAGATTATGTTCAACGAAATTGCAAAGAAGAATCCAACGGATATCAACCACGCAAAGAGTACGATCATAGATGGCATAGAAGCAGGTAAAGACATACCTCCATCAGAAGTCGTTAATAAAGAAAATCAGGTACGAAGAGAGATGCTAGTACTTGATAACGATTACAGCTTCCTTTCGGATGATAAAGACGATTTTTCCTGGATAGACTCCTATGCAAATGGTGATATTAAACTAGGTCTTGACACTGGCGACAAAATACTAGATAACTATTTTAGATATAAGCCTGAGTTCCTTATTATAAATGGACACTCTAATGTAGGTAAGACCACTATGGCGCTTTATATGATCGTTAACTCCTCTGTACGGCATAATTGGAAGTGGATTATATACTCCTCTGAAAACAAAACAGCCAGCATTAAGATGCGACTTATGGAGTTTGTATGTGGTGTAAAGATCCACGAGATGAATCAAATAGAAAGAGCTAACTCTTTTAAATGGGTATCAGACCACTTTGTTATCATAGGCAATGAAGATGTGTACAGCTACAAAGACCTTATCATCTTCGCTGAGAAAATGATACATATGAATGGCAAGTATCAAGGATTCTTTATAGATCCGTACAATAGCCTTAAGATACAAATGTCTCACGGCAGTAGAATATCTACACACGAGTATCACTACGAAGCGGCATCAGAGTTCCTGACTTTCGCCAAGCGTAATGATATAGCTGTATGGTTGAATACACACGCTGTAACGGAAGCTCAGAGACGCAAAGGTGATGATGGTCTGCCAGTAGCACCATATGCTGAGGACACTGAAGGCGGGGGTAAGTTCGTGAATAGAGCCGATTCGTTCCTCACGTTCCATAGAAAAATTCAGTCACCTGAGTACTATATACGTAGAACTGTTGAGTTTCACGTTCGTAAGGTTCGTGAGACAGAAACCGGGGGAGAGCCCACACCTTGGGATGAACCATTCTACTTTAAGATGAACGATGAGAACACTGGCTTTGATTCTCAAGAAAAATTGACATCTTTGTTTAAGCCTTTGGAATTTGGTTATATGCAGTCTGCAATAGAGGTGTAATAAATATTACAAATTGTTAGGAATTTAACACTCTGTGTATTAGCTTTGTAGAAATGAAGATAGACTACAATGAAGTTACGCTCATATTACCAAAGCCTCCAAGCCTTAACAAGTGGTATTCGGGAAAGCATTGGTCAATTAGAAAAAAACAAAAAGAATCCTACAGCGCAAGCATCAAGGATCAGCTTGAAAGAATCGATAAGTTTACTATGGATAGATTTAAAGTTGATGTTGAGTATAATTGTCGCTATGACGTTGACAATGCTATTACTTGTGTCAAGTTTTTGGCGGATTATCTACGTGGGGATGGTTATGTTGTGGACGACACTCCGAAGTATTTCTTCTCGCAATCAACTACCTTTAACCAAGATCTAAACAAAGATGAATTCAAAGCTACCATTCGGTGTTATGGATACTCAACACGTGAGTAAATCCTACTTTACGGCTACCTCTAGAGTCAGCGACTTAATGACAGAGCTGTACGAAGACCTACACGATTACAAGGGGAGACCTCTTGTAAACATTGAACAAGTAACAGACAAGATCAATGCATATAAACGTGTGGTCCGTACAGAACTTGAACTTATTAAATCAGCTGTAGAACAATATGAGGAAGATAGGAATCGTAAATGAATCACACCTGTTTGACCTGATCAAGCAGTTTGTGATTACCGATCTACTTCCCTCAGAGGTTAAGATGTCTAGATATGACTGTTATTCTTTAGAGCATAATGTAGATATAGAACTCAAGTGCCGTAAGAAACACTATGATGACCTAATAATAGAGAAGAAAAAGTATGACGCATTAATAGAAAGATCGGTTAATCACGGAACCAAGCCACTATACATAAATTCCACACCTGTTGGTGTATGGGCGTTTAGATTATTGGATATAGAAGAGCCCTCTTGGGAAGAAAGGGGAATGCCAAAAACCTCTGAATTTAGGCAGAGGCAGTTTATCACAAAGGTTGTAGGTTACTACAATATTTCTAAAGGTAAAGACATTACCGACCTACTTATTTTGTAACTTGCACGTTCACTTTTTTCCTAACTAAAAACACCAAAGAGATGGCTCAAGATTTTAATCTAAGCGACGACTTCGCAGACTTCGTAGACGAACTAACAACATCAGAAAAAAATGACGGCGCTTGTTCTATAGACAACCCAGATTGCGAAGGATGTGGTAGCTAAGGCTCGCTAAACAAAACCATCACAACGTAATTTAAAGGGGGGCTACGGTCCCCCTAATTTTATCCCAATTAAATGAAATTAACAGAGAGACACATTAGGGATTTCTTCCCACGAGATATGCGATTCACGCATTACGTAGCAAAGATATACGGATACAACTTTAAAGATGGCTTTGCGGCAGAGAAAGCAAACTCAATTGCTATGGAGCGTGTTATAAGTCTATACAATGAAGGTATGGAGTTTGAAAGTAAAGAACATCTATACGGATATGTTACAACAACATTCAGATACGCAATACTTAACTCCTTTGATAGGAGAGCAGCAGATAAGCTGGAATATTATAATGAATCACAGCTGACCTCCGGTGAAGGCGATGAAGAGTACAACAGGTTTCTTGCCTTAGCAACTATTGAAGCTAACGAATACGATAATTCAGTAGACAAAATCATACAGATTATGAAGGCTACTATGAACCCTGTAGAGTTTAAAGTATTTGAGCTTAAATACAATTATAATTACACTACACCTATTATAGCTAGAGAAGTAGAGTTATCTTGTAGCAAGGTTAGCACCATACAGAAAAGAATTAAAAAGAAGTTTAATAAAATAAAAGAAAAACTAGACGAAGATGGAAGAGAGAGTGAAAAAAAGCGTGCGCAGATCAGAAAGAACGAAATTATCGAGAGATCTCGTGAACAAGCTAATATTAGATTACGAGCTGAAGCACGGAATAAACGTATTGAAGAAGACGAGAAAGAGAGAATACGTCGTTCCGAGACATTGTCTTGGGTTAATATTAACCCAAAAGTTCAATATGACCTTTAAGTATACTGGCGAGCTGTTAGGCGTGGATCACGCTACTATTATTCACGGCTGTAAGAATACTATAAGCTTTATGACTTTAGGGGAGAGTGACTACACGAATTCTATGGTAGATTGGAGATTAATATTTGATGAAAATCACATAGACATATCTAATGAGCTTGACGCTAAACAGAGAATCAAGGCTCGTATTGTTAATATCATTAGTGACGGTATCGTAGATCAAGTAATAAAGGTAGAGGAGCGCGAGCAAATTTTAAAAGAGGTGTTAGCAAGTATGTGTGTCACACCTGAAGAAACAGAGGGTATATCTTTATATTAGTATTGTATTAAATTACAATTCCCCCTCTCTCTGAAATGATTAGACCCCTTACGGGGTCTTTTCATTTTCTCCTGCCCTTGCAACAGCTGTTGTCGCATTCTACGGGTCTGTTCTCACAGTATTTTATTGATCCTTTAGTTTGTATTTGCGGTTTTTTCTTTCTCTTATTTGTCAAACTGTTTCATAATTATCTTAAACAATAATAACGCTAGCCCGATATATATAGCTAGGTTCTTAATCTTATCCCATACTGACTCCTTTTCTACGTATACTATCTTATCGTAGGGAACTTCAATCGTCCTAACTATTGTATCCGAGTCGCATTTCGCGTCTATAATAAGAGTGTCGTTCACCTTTACTATCTTCACGCGCAACCTGTCCTTCGTTATGGTTATGGTGTCGTGTTGCTTCAAAGTCACAGTATCCTTCAAAACCACAGGCGGGACTACAAGAGTGTCCTGTACAACCAATGTGTCCTTTTTCAGAATCATTGGGTCTTTCTGGACCGCTTTTTTCAAGTGCCATTGAGCGCTGCAACTCGTTAATGACAGCACTAGGATTAGTTTTACCAGCCATTTCATCCCACGTAATCAAAGTTAATATAAGTAATGCTTACCGATTCCCCTTCTTCCAACGCCTTAGCAATCGGAGGATAGACTCTTTTGTACGCATTAACACTTGAGCCCACCATACCATTACTGGAGCCAAAGTTTGCTTGTTGAGAATCACCAAGAAGTAAACACCCAGCAGTATGTTCGTCAGTATTACCAGTGTGAATAAGGATATACTCAAAATTAGGAACGTCACGTACCCATAGCATTCCTTTGTGCATTTGCCCGTACTTCTTTTCATATCTGCCGTGGAATCCGCCTGTTGTGCGTAGTGTAATCTTATAGGTGCCGGAAGGTATTCTAGTCTCACCAGCAATCTTATCTTCTCTGTGCTCATCCTCAAGGGTGTAGCACAAGAACTTTCTAACTCCTCCTGTGACATCAAAGAGGATTCCGTTAGTGGAATCCTCCTGACTGCTAAATCTTAGTACCTCTAGCTCCATTACTCAGCCTTCTTAGCGAACTTCTCGATACCAGCGATACCAAAGCTACCTAGGGTTACGATCACAAAGCTGTTGTAAGTGAACTCATTAATAGGTAGGTCTTTGCCACAAGCTCCTGTGATTACATCGGCTAGCATAACAGCTACCATTACCGCAAAGGAGAGAAAACCTATAATAGTTTTCTCGTTCCAGCTGTTGTCGTCTTTAAAAATTGAAACGAACTTCTTCATAATTATTACTCTTTGATTAATATGTTTTCGTAAATATAATCGCGATCATACTCGTCTAGCTTATTTATAGCTCTCTCTGCCTTGCGTATGAGATCGTAGTTGTCCTTAGCAACAGCTATTGCAACGATAGCATCGTACTGCCGTCCAATTTCATCTAGCTGTCTCAATCTTTTTGCAGGGTTCTTGTAATCTAGATAGCTCTTACGAGTTTCTGATATCTTAATTACATCCTGATACAGAGAGTTTATAACGTTATAGCTATAGTCACGAATGATAGAACGCTCAGCAATAGTAGAGGCTAGATTAATAGCTCTATCTTTCTTAGGTAGTTCAGACTTCAACCAAGCGTCTCTGAAAGAAGACGAGATGGTTGGAGGAATTATAATTTGTTTAGCTGTGTATTCTAGAGCGTCTAGCAATTGATTCACCTTGCTATCTGAATAATCAGCTATCTTACCTCCGTATATATCTTGTCCTTTAGACAAGTTGAATATAAGATCAGCTGCAATATTAGGTCTAATAAAGTCACTTACCATAGCTCCCCAAGACTCAGGTCCTCCAAAGATGTCTGATACATCTCCGTACGGATCTTCAGAAGAGTAGTTGTACACGCGAGCATTACCTTCACTATCAATAGAACGAGGAATAATACTTTGTCCTTTCATCCATTCAGGACGAAGCACTTTAATATCTTCCTCTAATTCATCATCATCTCCTAGGAACAGCTGAGTCAATACCTTAACAATAGCTAGCTTCAGCGCAAAAACAGTACCCGATCCAGCAAGCCTGCGTAGACCAGCCTGTAGGTATGCTTTCTTCTGCACATCATTTAATCCAGAATCTTGAGACTTCTTGATATCAGATACTCCATTAGCTACATTCATTCCGTAGCTTCTTAAAGACTCTAATCTAAACGAGATAAAGTCTCCAACAACCGGAACACCAGCCACCTTGTTGAACCATTTAGGCAGTCTAGAGAACGTCGGCGTGCTTTGTTTTACACGCTCCGCCGCCTCTTCGTGTACGTTGTCTTGCTGTGATTCATTTAGCTCGCTGTACTCTTTACCATACAGTTTCTTAGCGTAGGTTTGAATCTCACTACGGAAGATGATCAGTTTAGTGTAGTCATCAACAGCTGAATACTTTTCTTGCAACCATTTATCTTTGTTTACTATGTTGTTCAGCACCGTCTTTACCCTGTCGTAGTAGCTACTCTCGTCGCCATCAAGAGCGAATTGGAAAGCTGCTTGAGAAACTCCAATAAGGTTTGCGTCAATATTTTTACCTGACACACCCTTGTCGGCCATAATATTCATTAGACGTTTAGTCTCTTCATCTACTTGGAACTTTTCTCCACGAACATTAAACATAAGCTTGGTACGTCTAGCAAAGTCCTTAGCAAACTGCGGGTTAGCTACACCGTTGGCTAGAATAAAATACCAACCACCTGTTAAGTTTTTTCTCCAAGTGGTTATGTTCCATATGACCTTTGATTTACGAGCAATCTTAAGTGTGGTAAAATAAGCTTTACCGAATGGATTGTCAGAGGTATAAAGAGACTTCTGATTAACCATATCCATAATCTCGTTATGCACCCACTTACCATTAAGCTTAGAGTACGGGTCGTTGACTTTGGTGTACTGCTTGTCCTTAGGGCTTTTGGGTTCTTCTTCTAGTATGTAGTTTGAATCTTTCCCTATCAAATCTATAATACCATCTATCATTTTCCCCTTGTATAGCACATTGGCTAACGCTTGAGTAGTCTGAGAGAATTTCTTTGCTGGATCTTTTTCTTTTCCTAGTAGCTGTTGTATGTAATCAGGCAGGTCTTTCTTTCTGCGGAAAGGAGCGTTAGGCATCTTAATGCCTGCGCCTCCTTTACTAGGCTGATACTTTACATCTTTAAGGTCAGATATATATCCATCTATCATCTGCTCTGCCTCTGCCTTTATATCATCTCTTCTGCGAGCTATCTCTGTTTGAATATCTAAATCACTAAGACCTGAAACGGATAGTAGTGCTATTTCTTGAGCTACTAGTTGATCAAACTGAGCCTGAATAGCAGGATTTCTACGCTTGTCAATATCGTATCTCTTGTCTGTAAAGAATCTGTATTGAGTTCTTAGATAAGTACTTAGATTGTCTTGAATAGCTAGCCTCAAATCATCTGGCAATCCATCAAAAGCTGGATCGTTAACAAGCTCATTAGAGATGTTATCTACAAAAGCACGTGCAGTGCGTAAACTATTCAACAGCTGTTGTCCTTTAGGAAGCTTTAAAATAGCTTCCTTTGCATCCTTTTTGTTTTCCGATGTAAGGTATTCATTAGCTAATTTAAGAGCCTCAGGAGTCTTAGCATACTTCTTAATTCTTTTTGCTACCTCTCTAGCGTCTTCCTCTGTTTTTGATATACGCCCTTCTTTCTTTTCCTGAAGCTTAAGTATTTCTTTTTCTAGTTCTGTACGGAACAGCGCTTTGTATGTAGCTTGATACCAAGTCTCCTTGTATAAAGGTGCAGATATCTCCCCTTTCTCTAGAGCTTTGTAAGCCTTGTTCTCAGTCTTAGCTGATTCGTCTGTATCTAGTTGGAATCTAACTGGCTGTCCGTCAGCATCGTAGTAGCCTTCTACATTGAACTGATCGTCAGACCAGTCAGCATACTCTACATCTTTAGCGTACACTAGACCACCTATCTGTACCACCTCAGCGGCAGCAATTACAGGCTTACCATTACGTCTATCATAGAAGTAGCTGTGACGGAACGGGTTCATACCGATCTGTCTCCAAGGTGAGCCTTTACGATCTGCACCCGGATAGCTGTTCTCTATCTTTACGATTTCTTCAACCTTCTTAATAGCTGAAGCATCCTTCTCTTCTTTAGTCTTACCCTCAAAGTTCTTCCACTTACCAAGCATCTTACCAATAGTAGACTTGTCTTGCTTCTCTAATCTATTAGCGCGGTATCTACCTGCTTCATTGTAGCTGTTCTTTGTTACGTCAACACCTTTCTCAGCGTAGTACTTTCCTGTCTTAGTGTCAAGGAACTTGTATACAGTCTTTCCGTCTTCTACAACTTCTTCAATACTGTACCGCCCTACAAGATCCATATTCTTACCAGCTGCAATAAACGCTGCAACTTTAGGGTTAGTTCCAAACTTAACATCAGTAGCCCAAGCGACACTACCATAAGTAAGTGGAGCGCCGTTGCCCTTGTGAGCTGTCACTACCCAGATGTTGTTGTTTACATAAGCAGGGATATCTAAGCGTAGACCTACATACTCACCATCCTCTAGCTGTATGTTTAGCTTCTTAGACTTGCCCTTACCTAACGCATTTTGCATATCTTTATTAGATGCAGGCAGGAAGAACTTGGCAATAGGGTCTATCTCAGATACAATCTTAGCTGTCTCTTTATATTCCTTATTGGTAATCTTACCCTCAAGTAAATCTTGTACAGCTTGCTGAAGGAACTGACTACGGGTAATTATAGTGCCGTTCACCTTGTCTTTACCGAACTCGCTACTTTGCCAATCTATTTGTTCTCTAACAACGTCTTGATCGACTACGTCGTACTGCTTTGATGGAGCAGTACTTTCTGCTGGGTCTAGTAACTCGTAGATGTCTCCAGTATATTCCATACCGATATCCTTGAGTTGTTTTAAAATTACTGGTCCGCCAATTTCTTTTATTTCTTCTGGTGTAGAAGTGTTTAGTACAACCTTGGCTAGACCTTGGTTCATATGACCTCTCCAGAAGTTTTTGGCTGACTTGCTCAAGTTCACATCGTGGTTAGATATGATTCTAGCACCCGGAACCTGTTCACGCAACAATCTAAGGGATGAGTGATATAGTCTAGCTCCATATCCCTTACCTCTTTGTTCCGGCTCTATAAATACAGCATCTGTTGTTCTTCTGTTATCCGCTGTATAGATAAGACCTTTCTTGTAGTCTTCACCAAATTCCTTGGCCAGACGAGGGAAGTAATAATTAAAGTGATCGTTGGCTAATTTTATTTCGCCTATCAAATTATTATTTTTACTCCGAAGCTCTACGGCAAAATCTGATTTCTTAGAATAAAGTGCTAGTATATCTCTTTTAGTTCTAGCTGCATCTTCATTTGCGTAAGGATACACTCCAGCTCTAACGTCCTTTAGAAATTGCTGCGCCTCCTTTAATTCGTCTTTATAGGCTCTGACAACAGCTACAACCCCGTCAGGGAATCTAATAGCTATAGGCTTATCTGACTTTTCGGTTTTTGTTACCTTCTTAATTTTGCCGTCTTCAAATACTTCTTCGGTCCAGCTAAACTCATTAAGGAATTCAGAACCTTCAAAGTCTATCTGTTCTCTAGCTACAGATAAATCTTTACCCTCGTATATAGCTCCTACGTCACCAACCGCTGTCTTTATCATTACAGGTGTACCCGGCTTTTCAATAGGTAGACCTGTCTTCTTAG